AAAAGGTATCTACAGATATAAACTTGATACAAACAATTGGATGATGGTACACATCGTTGACTCAATTGTTGAAGAAATATCAGCAGACGGTATACGCGATATCGTACGTATGCATTTTGACACGCTTCCACAAGAATTAGATGGCATAGACAAACATAAGATCTTACAACACGTACAAAACCAATTTGACTCAATATATCTTACTAAAGAAAAATTAGCTTGGATACCTAATCATGAAATTACGTGGCAACGTGATGACAAAGAAACAGCATACTTCTACTTTAAAAACTGCGCAATCAAAGTAACTAAAACCAAAATCGATGTTATTGATTACGCTACACAACTTGAAGGATGCATATGGCGCGACCAAATCATTCAACGAGAATTCCAACTCATTGACACAAAAACAAACTCTGATTGCATATTCGCAAACTTTATTTATAATATAACAACTGGAGGGCAACACTCAAATGAGTTTAATTTCCATATGATGATCAATACTATTGGATATATTTTACACTCATACAAGGACCCTGCCAACCCTAAAGCAATAATCCTAACTGATGAAGTCATAAGCGATAACCCAGAAGGCGGCATCGGCAAAGGCATCTTCATAAAAGCACTAGGACATATGAAAAACTTAGTCACTTACGATGGCAAAAACTGGAACTGGCAAAAATCATTCATCTTCCAACGTGTCACACTATCTACACAAATCATAGCATTCGAAGACGTATCAAAAAACTACTCATTCGAAAAACTATTCTCAATAATAACTGAAGGCATCGAAGTAGAAAAAAAGAATAAAGAATCATTCTATATACCATACAACGTATCACCAAAAATTCTAATTACATCAAACTACGTTGTCGAAGGCAGAGGAGCATCACACGACAGAAGAAGACACGAAATTGAATTAAAACAATTCTTCAAACCTACGTACACACCTAAAGACCACTACAAACATAACCTATACACTGACTGGGATACAAATGAATGGAACAAATTTGACAACTTTATGATGATCTGCACACAATCATACTTACATGACGGCCTCATCACACCAAATAACGCAAACCTGAAATACAAAAAACTAATCCAAGAAGTACCTGAAGACTTTATACACTACTTCCAACAACATGAACACAAAACAGATGAACAAAACCTCGCTGAAATTGCATCAGACTTCAAATCACATAACAATGACTTTCACAAAGTTCTCAACAGAACCATCATGAACTGGATCAAAAAAATAGCAGAATATAAAGATCTTCAACTTGAACAATACAGACGCCAAGCAAATTCTTACTTCAAAATCACAAATTCTAACAAAAATTAAAAATCTTGTGACACATAAAGTGATAGAAAACACATAAAATACAGATAGAAAAAACTTATCTGTTCATACAACTAATTGAATTACAATTCACTCAGGGACTGATACACATAAACAGATAACTTTTTGTATTTACTCCTATAATATTTTATCTACATTTTAATTTTACTTTTATAATTATATTTTTTATCTGTTTATCTGTTTTAGAAAATATAAATAATTGATAATTAAATAATTAAAAAAAAATAGTAAGATTTTATCTGTATTAAAAAAAAATTTATGTGTAATTTATCTGTATATGTGCATGGAAGTTGTATAATAATTTATATTTGACAACAAATAAAAAGCAAAAATTATGACACAGCAAAAAAAAGAAGCTTATAATATTTTAAATTCACTTTTAAAATATCGCACGCAATTAGCAACTACAAAACCTGCTACATTTAATTTATTGTCAGATGATGTAAAAAGGTATAATGATGCTGTAGCACAACTTGATATCGCTATTAAAGCAGTTCAAAAAATTACAACTCTATAAAAAATAAAAATTAAAAAAATAGATTATGAACTACGAACAAAAGGACAACAGTGGTGTTGCGTTTACAAATCAAAAGAAACAAACTGAAATGCAACCAGATTTTACAGGCAATGTAATGATCGATGGCAAAAAGAAAGACGTAAGCATTTGGATTAAAAAATCAAAAGCTGGTACTGATTATTTTACATTAGCTTTTAGAGATAAAAAAGAACCAGAAGTAAACTTTTAAAATAAAAACTAAAATGGCTGAAATATTTAAAGATGGTGCGGGTAACCCAATAAAAAACGGTGATTATGTATTTATTGGCGTAAATATGCAAAATGTATCATATTATGCGTATGGCCCAACTTATGGCCAATCAATGGTTGATAGACCAGTTGGAAGAATTTATAATTTAAAAAAGGCAAAAGGTAAATTGCCATGGGTTGGCGAATGTGAAGTAATGTTAAAAAGCGGTGGAAAACAATTTCAATATACAAATAACTTATTTAAAACTACAGCTGCTGAATATAGAAATTACAAATAGACATAATAAAACTTTTAAAACATAAAAAAATGTTACCATATACACGTGACTCAAAAGGGCAAGGATTAAAAGTAGGCGATTTTGTTAGAATCAATAAAGAATATGGTGGAGGATCGGGTGAGGTAATTGAAGTCATGAATGGATTTATTGTTGTTCAATTAAGAAATGGACAAAAAAAATCATACAACGCTGGAAGTGTCACTAAAACTTTAATGAGACAATAACATGAGAGAATTAGATCCAACAGAAGTAACTAAATTAGCTTTAATTACAAGATCTTTAATTTCACAATTAAAACAAAATGCTCCAAAAAGTAGCATTATGAATTTTAAGCAAGAATCAACTAATAAAGGCGGAGTTAGAGTATCTTATGTAGTAAAAAAAGGAGTTAATCCTGATCCACCTGTTTCATCCCCACGACGATTAGATGGATATACTACAGTAATTTATTCTGATAAAGAATTTGATGTAGTTGCTAGTGGTTTATCACCATCACAAATGCAAGGGCCAGATAGCAACAACGCTACCAAACTAACCATATATCACTATAAAAAATAAAATCAATGAAATTATTTGAACAATATAAAAAACTGTGGTTAGAATGGCTTCAAGCAAGTATATTGAACGAAAAAAAGAATAAAGAAATTAGCTCTAATTATGGTGATGTAAAAAATTTAAGTAAAGATGATAAAGCAATTAATGATAAACAATTCTTAGATCTAAAAATAAAAAAGCAAAAATTAGATGCATTGATTGCTCAATTAAAATCAATGGGATATAATACAGATAAAATGTGGCGTGATATGTATATGAAGAAAACATTAAATAACGAAAACACATATAAACTAGATTAAATGTTTAGCATAGTACACCCATCATATCAGAGACCACATCAAGCATTTGATGTATATCAACAATACAAATCATTGATGGGAAGTTTTAATGAATTAGAATGGATCATAAGTCTTAATTACGATGAATTATTTATAACTGATTACTATAAGTTATTTCAATTTTGTGATGATGTTATAATCATTGAAAGTAATGTAAGTAATATGGTAGCTGCAAGTAATGTTGCTGCTTTAAAAACAAAGTATGATTACATTATTTTAGTTAGTGATGATATGTACCCTTGTAAAAATTGGGATACAAAGATTCTTAATGCTTTTAAATTATATAAAAACAAAGAAGCTATTATACAGATACATGATAGTATTAGATGCGATATACTTACAATACCTATAATGAATAGATTAGCGTATAATAAATTAGGGTATATTTATAATCCTAAGTATATTAGTATGTATGCTGACAATGATTTAATGATGGTAGCAAAAAAGCATAACATGTATTATTTGCATAATGATATTGTGTTTGACCATCGGCATTATAGTGTAGGCAAATCAAAATTAGATTATACATACAGACGCGAGAATAGTAGCGTTGCTTTTGATCACGGCAAAAGATTATTTAATTACCGATGCGAGCATGAATTCGAATAAAGAAGTAGATGCTATATGGACAATTTGTGTGCTTACGATTAAAGGTCGCGAAAAATATTATGAACGGCTAAGATCAATTTTAGATCCACAGATTATTAATAAGCCAATTACGATAGTTGTTCTAAAAGATAATAAAGAGCGTACTATTGGAGAAAAAAGGCAATTAGCATTAGACTTAGCAACTACAGAGTACATAAATTTTATTGATGACGATGATGTGATATCTACAAATTATTGTGATATTATATTAAATGAATTAAGAAAAGGTGTTGATGGTGTCGGTTTTAGAGGTATTATTACTTCACCTAATTCGTATGTTGTTGAATTTGTACATAAGTATGGATTCAAATATTCTGATAAACCTGAAAAATACGGTGGCGCAAAGATTTACACAAGATCATTAAATCATTTAAATCCTATTAAAGTAGAGATTGCAAAACAAATAGGGTATAAATCATTGAATTTTGGAGAAGATCTTGATTATTGCCAACGTTTATTAGATAGTGGTTTAGTAAAGAGTGATGCCTTTATTGATGATTATTTATATTTTTATCAATATAGACCAAACAAAAAAAATTAAAGCATATGCATATTATCTATTACCAAGGTTCGTATTATTTTAAGTCAATGAACTTTCATACTATATATAAATTCACGCCATCAAATGGTGGGTTGACAACTCAATTGCAAGTTGTAGAGTCAATGCCACATTTCGGTGTTGAGTATGATGGTCAAGATATATTAGTGCAATCTGTGCTTGAAAATATGATTTTGTTTATCGAAGAATTGCGTGATGAGTCTTTAAGTTAATTATATGGAAAAAATATTTAGCAATTACCCAAAGTCAATTAGTTTGGCTGCTGAAAGAGGCATCAAATTAAATGATCAAGTAAATAATAAATGCGCAACGCAGGTCGGCAAGGTTCGAGCGCAACAGCTCAGCCAAGGGCAACCAATATCTTTAGAAACTGTAAAAAGGATGTATAGTTATTTAAGTAGAGCAGCTGCGTATTATGATCCTTCAGATACAAAAGCGTGTGGAACAATTAGTTATTTATTATGGGGTGGCGAAGCCGCTTATAGGTGGTCAAAAAGTATTGTAGAAAAACAAGACTCAAATAATGAGTAATGAAGACAATATTTATTATATCTATTGTTTGTTTTATTATCACAACATTGATTTTGATTTATGATAGCATTAATAACAGGCATAACGGGACAAGATGGTAGTTATTTAGCAGAATTATTATTAGCTAAAGGATATGTTGTACACGGTATAAAACGAAGAAGTAGTTTATTAAATACACAACGTGTTGATCATATTTACGATCACCCGAATTTTGAATTGCATTACGGCGATTTAACTGATTCATTAAATTTAGTATCTTTAATAAATAAAATAAGGCCTACAGAGATCTATAATCTCGGAGCAATGAGTCACGTGCAAGTAAGCTTTGAGATGCCAGAGTACACTGCTAACGTTAATGCATTAGGTACACTCAGATTACTTGAAGCAATTAGACTATTAGACTATCAATGTAAATTTTACCAAGCAAGCACGAGTGAGCTATTTGGCAATACCAATACAAATAAACAAAGTATTGATACAGTCATGATGCCAGTTAGTCCTTATGCTACAAGTAAATTATACGCATATCATATAACGCGTAATTATAGAGATGCATATAATATCTTTGCGTGTAATGGTGTGTTATTTAATCATGAGTCACCACGTAGAGGCGAAACATTTGTAACACGCAAAATAACAAGAGGTATCGCTAATATTGTCAAAGGCAAACAACAAGCAATTCAATTAGGTAATATACATTCTAAAAGAGATTGGGGCCATGCTAAAGATTACGTACAAGCAATGTACTTAATGATGCAGCATCATAGCGCATTAGATCTAGTAATAGGAACTGGTAATGTATATTCAGTAAAAGAGTTTGTAGATATTTGCTTTGATATATTAGATAAAAAAGTAGATTGGACTGGTAGTGGAGGATATGTTGATGGCAAAAGAGCCGTGTTGATCAATAAAAAATATATGCGCAAAAATGAATTGTCATACTTATGTGCAGATAATAAAATGGCTTGTGATACATTAAATTGGAAGCCGGAGTATGATATTAGGTCATTAGCAGAAGAGATGCTAAATGAAGATTTAAAATAATATAATGGCTGGATGGTGGAATTGGCAGACACGCAGGACTTAAAATCCTGTTGCAAATAAAATGCAGTGTGGGTTCGAAGCCCACTCCGGCTACAACATGAGTACATATATTTTAGGCAGAGGAATGGTAGGCAGTGCCATTTCTTTTATTGATAAAGATGCGCAATTAATCGGTAGATCTATTGTAGATCTTACTGATCAAATTAGTGTGAATAAATTTTTTGGTAGATTAAAACCTAAGAAAATTTATTTGTGTGCAGCAAAAGTTGGTGGTATTAATGCTAATCAAACATACCCTGCTGAATTTATATACGAGAATTTAATGATACAAAGCAACGTCATTCACGCTGCTTATAAGTATAATACAGAAAAATTATTGTTTATCGGCAGTAGTTGTATCTATCCTAAGCATTGTCAACAACCAATTGATGAGGATTATTTATTGACTGGTGAATTAGAAAAAACTAACGAACCGTATGCTATTGCTAAGATAGCGGGTTTAAAAATGATTGAAGCATATAGAAAACAATATAAAGTAAATTTTATATCGTGTATGCCAACTAATTTATATGGCGAAGGCGATAACTATGATTTAGATAATAATCACGTAATTCCGGCGTTGATTAAAAAAATAGTAACTGCTAAATACGAAAATTTAGATAGTGTAGAAATATGGGGCGATGGTTCTCCATTAAGAGAATTTTTGCATGTTAAAGATTTTGCTAGAGCATGTAAGTTTTTAATGGACAATTATAATGATGATGGCCATATTAACGTTGGTAGTGGAGATGTTTATAGTATTAATGAAGTTGCGATGATCATATGCGATATTTTAAACTACTATCCAAAGTTTAAACATTTATTGCATATGCCTAATGGCACAAAAGAGAAAACATTAAATAGTAATAAAATAAATGCATTAGGATGGAAAAGTGAGATTGGACTTGTTGACGGCTTAAGGCATTTAGTTAATTTATATGCACATGAACTTCAAAGAAAAAGCAAAAAAAATATTAGAATATTATGATGAATATACTTGGCGCAAAGATTTAAATGATCTTACACCTAAAGATAGATTAAAAACTTTAATTGAAATAGCAGAATTTGTAGAGCCTAAATTGCAACGCCAAGAAATTAAATCAGATTCTAATGAAATTACAATCAAAATAATTCGTGAGTGAAATTGAGATTAAATTAAAAAAGCTACATCAAGGACAGTTAGACGTACTGCATCAATCAAGAAGATATAATGTATTAAAGATTGGTAGACGTTGGGGTAAAACTACACTTGCTGTAAATTGTTTATTAATTGACAAATCACTAGACGGGTTGCCGTGTGCTTACTACGCTCCAACGTATAAAGATCTTAATGACGTATGGTTGGAATTAAGATACATATTAAAAGATGTATTAGCAAGTAAAAACGAACAAACAAAGCAAATGCGTTTGATTACTGGTGGAGTGATTGATTTTTGGTCAATGGATGAACCTGATTCTGGTCGTGGTAGAAAATATGCTAGAGTTGTAGTTGATGAAGCGGAAAAAGCTAAAAAATTTCAACAAACATGGACGCAAACAATAATGCCAACGTTGATTGATTATAAAGGTGATGGTTGGATTTTGAGTACGCCAAAATTTGGTCAAACATTTTTTAAAGAATTATTTGCTAAAGATGATATTAACTGGAAGCCATTTAATTTAAGTAGCTATAATAATCCTCATATTGATCCATTAGAGATTGATAACTTAAAAACACAATTAGATGAATTAACGTTTAGGTGTGAGATATTAGCTGAAGATGTTAACTTAGCTAATAATCCTTTTGCTTATGCATTTGATGTAAATAAACACGTAGTAAATTGTGAGTACAAACAATTAGATCATTTATACTTGTCATTCGATTTTAACGTAGATCCTATTACATGTATTGCCGTACAGCATTATGATGGTTGCATTAAGATCATAAAAGAATTCGCGTTAAAGAATAGTGATATCTATCAATTATGCGATCACATTATTGCAGCGTTTCCTAAAGCAAGTTTTATAATTACTGGTGATGCTACTGGTGCAAATAGATCAGCATTGACAAGCGGAAATTATGGTTATTATGATGTAGTACAACGTAAGTTGAATTTAGCAAATGGTCAAATGCGTCAACCTAGCGTGAACCCATCTATTCGTGACACTAGAGTGTTGTTGAATTCTTTATTGCAAAATTATTGCTTTCAAATTGATAGTAGTTGTGTCAATACAATAAGAGATTTGCAGTATGTTGAAGTTGATGAAGATGCGGATATTATAAAAGATCGTAGAACAGATTTACGTAAAAGTGATTTACTAGATTGTGTGCGATATTATTGCAATACATTTCACAGAGATTGGCTTAGATATTTTAATTGATAATTATATTTGTAAACATGGCAATAGTACCTATAGAAATAAAAGGTCAATTAAAGACAAAGAACGTAGAACCATTAAGCAATTTCACGTTATATGTAATTGAGAATGGAATTACGATACATAAGCATCAAAATAACAATGTGACTACAGTAAATGGCAAAAACACTTTTTTGACGTTAATTGAGTCATATATTACTCAAAATAGTAATGGCCCTAATGGTTCTATTACCTCGAGTAGCATTGTTGTTGATGCAACTAATGGTCATATTACTATTGATATTGAAGGGACTGGTGATAACGCGTGTGACCATTTTGCTGGAGCGTTTTTTACTCAAGAAACATGGGATGAGCAAAAAAATGATACCATTGCAATGCGGTTTTTATCTGAAGAAATAGAAACACAACTTTGCGTTGATTGTCAAGATGTTGAAATTGCTTATTGTGATGGCAATCCTGAATTTACAATACCTATTGAAGATGGATCGTATCTTGTTGTAATTGAAGATCATAATACAAATAATTTTTATAGTCAAAATATTGATGTTGTTGATGGAATAGTAGAATGGAGTATGAATGAATATGAAAACATATTCATGCCTTTTACATATTATACATTAACAATTACTGATGTTAATGGTAATGTTGTTACTTGGTCTCAAGCAACGGATGAGTATAATTGCTTAAGATTTACATTTAAATATAGTACAGACACAAATTTGCCAACATGATAGATATTATATTATTACTGTTATTAAATTCATTATATGTATTAGGGTTTTATTTATCATTGCAGCAAGGCATGGTATTTAGTACTATAAATACTTATGGTGAATTATATTTAAAGAAATTATGGATGCCAATTGGAGGTTGTGTAACGTGCATGGCAAGTGTTCATAGTTGGGTTTACTTTTTATTTTATGATCTTGATTTATTATATTTAGTATATATATGCGCACTAGCAACTGTAAATACAATTATTTATAATAAATATCTAGCAGATGATTGAAAAGCTAAATAAGTATTTAATTTCGATGAAATTTTTTCCATTAGGTAGATGCTCATGTAAAGGGAAGCCATTTAGATGGAAGAATGAAACAGGATTTGAAGTTAAATTGTATAATGATGATACATGGCAATTATTAAATGGACAAATATTAAGATATGGATATATTGAAACAGCAATTGAAGAGATTAACGAATTTTATCAAAAATTTATGGGCGAAACTGATAACTAAATTAGGTCATAAACCAATTTGGCAATTAGAAGAAGGTCATGTAATTGTACCAGCGTTTATTAGTAATGGAGTACAATATTATCAGTTGAAAGATTATTTTAACACGTTTTCATTTAGAGGATTGACCGCGTTAGATGTGTATGAAGAATGGAACATGCGCATCACAAGCGAAACTTTAGATGAATTCATTGAAAAACTAGAAAAAACAATCAATGATCCAAAAACAATAAAAATATCAGAGATTGTGATGTTGATATCAATGTTGAAAGAGCGCAAAAAATTTATAATTCCTAATAGTGAAATTATATACAAATTTGCTAGTGTTGCTTTCTTTGATAAAAATGAATCGCCGTATAGTTACGATCCTGACTATAATAAGGAAAAAATAAAGCGCTGGAAGGAGGCGGCTGATATTAACGATTTTTTTATCGTGATGCAGCTAAAGGATATGCTGCCGTTGCCGAAGCTGTCAGAGCAAGATTTAGCTCTATGTTTGACACTGATAGATCAAATATCAGAACATCAATTACTGAAAGTGCGATTATGAAAATAGCAAAGAAAAATGAACAAGCATTCATACAGCATTTATTAATAAATAACGAATACGGTGTAAATTGCAATAAATTAACATTGTGGGAATATTTCTTATTAATTGAAAAAATAACTAACGAAAAAAAATAAAAAACATGGCAGATCTAAATATTACATTACAAAATTTTAATGATGGCACAGGTGGTGCTACATCTGGATTCCCAGCAGCATTACGAATTACTGTTACTACTAATGGAATTCAAAAGGAATATTTCTGTGATGTTACAAGTGTTCTAATTAGTTTAGATGAAGCTGCGAACTATTTAGAACTTTATGCTAATAATCACTGCCTGTACAAGTATGTAGCAGGTGATACATTTAATACTGGAGCTATGGCTGATGCCGCTACTATGTTTGATAGTATTCGTGCAGTATTATATACATAATGAAAGCAAAAAGCAATAGCACGTCATACCATGCTAAAAGCAAAGTAAGGCGACCTGGTGTTCATTCTAAAAAGAAAACTAGCGCTATAAAAACAAGTAAAAATTATATTAAAGCATATAGAGGTCAAGGGTAATGGCAGTAGTTGAAGAAGTAAAAATTAAATTCACTACAGATACAAGTGAGTTAAAAAGTTCAAAACAAGAACTTCAAGATCTTGGTGTAATTGCCGAAAAAGACGCAACAGCTTTTGATAAAATTACTGAAAGCGCTAATGCGGCTACTTCTTCAATTAAAAATGTTGGCAAAGGAACAAGCGAAGAATTAAATAAAGTAGCTACAAGTAGTACAAAAGCTGCTAATGCTATAAAAGCGACTGGAACAAACGCCAATGCAGCATCAAAAAATTTCCAAACTTTACGCCAACAAATATCTCAAGCAAGAGCAGATTTAGATCGATTAACTATAGCTTATGGAAAAAATTCGGCTCAAGTTGCAGCTCAAAAATTAAAATTAGCTCAATTAAAAGATGAGTATAAAGATTTAAATAGGCAAATAAGTTTTCTAAACCCAGAAGACAAAATAAGGGCTTTCCAAGCATTTGGTAGTGGTGTTTTTAGTGCAATACAAGTTGCTACTGGCGCGATGCAAACTTTTAATACAACTAGCGAAGAATTAGATAGAGCAATAAATCGTATTAGTGGTGTTGTAAGTGCTATATATGGATTGACTAGTTTTATACAATTAAAAGAGCAGTTTGAGGATATTGGATCAATTTTTAAAACAACTGCGGCAGCTAGCGAAATTGCTGCTTCAACTATTTCAACAGCAAGTGATGTAACGGCCGATTTTGCTTCAACAGCAAGTGATGTTGTAACTACAACAAAAGATGCCGCATCTACACTGAAAACATATTCAGATGCTACAAAAGCTGTAAAAGAAACAGCTGGTGATGTTAAAAAAGCAATTGATGCGCAATCAACAGCACAAAAACTAAACACTGTAGCTCAGGAAGTGGCTACTGGTGCCGTAACAGCACAAGATACAGCTACAAAAGCGGCTACTGTTTCTACTAGAGCTTTTACAACAGCATTATTAAGTTCTCCATTAGGATTAATAGCTGTAGGAATAGGTGCAGTTGTTGGAGCATTGTTTTTATATGAAAAAGCTACAGCTAAAAGTAAAGCTGAAGCACAAAGATTATTAGATGTAGAAGCTGGATTATTAGCTGCAAGAGGTCAAGAAAAAGACGCATTAAGAGCTTTAGCAATTTCTAGAGGAGAAATATCGCAAGCAAACGCTGATATCACTGGCAATACAGAACAATTTGAAAAAGACAATGATCAATTAGGTAAAGAAATTATTAAGCAAATAGATCTTGTAAAAGAAGCAGAAAAAGAATATAATGATACACTTAATAAAATACAAGAAGCGAAAAAAAGAACAGGAAAAGATACAGAATTAACTGAAGAGGAAAAAAGATACTTAGAAAAAACATCGGCAGCTAAAAATTTAAAAACACAAAATAAAATATTACTTGACTTAGAGAACACTTTTCAAAGTAATTTAAATGCTTTAGAAGCAAAAAATACAGTTATCAGAATTGCTTCAAAGAAAGAAGAAGATGACGCTAATAAACTAGCAAGAGAACAAGCAAAAGCAGAAGAAGAACGTTTAGCTGCTGAGCAATTGCGTATTAAAGAAGATTTTATACAGTCATTATTAAGTAAAATAGAAGAAGAGAAAAAAATAAGATTAGACGCAATTGATGTAAAAAGATTGCAAGGCGCAGATGATAAACAAATTATAACTGATCAATTAACAAGTATAAAATTAGAACGAGAGTCATTACAAGCAATTTTAGAAAAAACAAAAGGTACTAGGTTTTATGCTGAATTGCAACAAAGAATAAATCAATTACAACGTGATGAGTTAAAAACACAAGCGGAACTAACAAATTTAAATACTCAAAAAGAATTACAGTTAATTGAAAAAAGAGCAAAATCACGTAATGACGAGATTAATTTATTGCAACAAATTGGGACAAAAGAATCTGATATTTTAAAATATAGATTGCAATCTAATATTGAGAATGTAGCTGATTTGCAAACTTTATTATTACTTACTACAAATGCAAAAGATAGAGCAGATATTGAAAATAAGATTAATGAATTATTATTAGAAAGAAAAGGTATCAATATACAAATACCACAAGCAACTGGAAATGAAGAAAAAGCAAAACTTCAAGAAACTATAAATGCAATTAATGCGCAAAAAGATCGTGAATTAGTAAATAATGAAATTAGAGCTAATAGTAGAAAAGAATTAGCAGAAGCAAATTTAAAAACGGATATATATTATTTAGAATTAGAAATTGCAGAAAGAAAAAAGGCTGGAGAACAAGTAGCTAAATTAGAAGCTGATTTAAATTTAATGCGCAAAAAATTACGTGGAGAAGATTTAGATTCTGTAGAACAAACTGAAGAAGAAAAAAGAAAAATATTAGAATTTACGTTATCAAATGCTAATGATTTAATTGGTGCATCAACAGAATATCAGAGTGTATTGTATGAACGCGAAATTGCTGAGGCTGAAGATCTTAAAAATAGAAAATTAATTACAGAAGAAGAGTATCAACGACGCGTTAACATTATTAAGAATAAACAATACGAAGCGGAGAAACGCGCTCAAATTGCTCAAGCAATTATTAATACAGCTCAAGGTATTATAAATGCTACAACAATACAACCAGCGTCTTTAATACCATGGGCTATAGCAACAGTGACAGCATTAGGTGCTTTTAATGTTGCAAAAATTCAAGCCACTCCAATTCCTAAATTTAAAAAAGGTACATTATCTGTTGGTGGAGTAGACACTGGCAAAGATAGTGTAATGGCAATGTTGCGGCCAGGAGAAGCTGTGATACCAGTAGAAACAAAAAGAGATTATTACCCAGCGATAAAAGCCATTTATCAAAAACAGATAAAACCTAGTGATATTAATAATTATGTAATGGGTAAATTAACTTCAAAAGGTGTTAGTATCACAAATACAAAATCAAATAATAGTAAATCTAATATTGATACATATACATTAGGTAAAATAATTTCAAAGAATAAAAGTTTTGAAATTACTAATGTTGATTATTTAGCAAAAGCGATCGCAAGAGAACTATCAAACAATTATAGTGCAAGAAGATGATAGAAGTAATATTAGATGATATTGTAATTACTAAACCTAATTCATGGAAAGAATTAAGTTCTAAATTAAAACGTGAAGACGGGTATAATGCAGTACTATTATATCAAGAAACAAATTTAGAATTAACAGACGAAGGATATAATTATTTATATAGTAAATTATTATCTGATGGTTTTTGTGCTGTAATAAAATGCGAAATAAGAGAAACTTGCAATGAAGGCAATACATATGATCAATTAATAGTTGGCAAGATATTTTTATCTGATGTAAAATTTAATGAAAAAAGTTGTACAGCAAACGTAAAGTTAGAAGATCAAAGCTTTTTTGCTATGATCAAAAACAACTTAAAAATAAAAACGACAGTTGATGCAAGAAAAAGTAAGAATCAATTAGATATTTCTAGTTATTTACCACCTGATTATTTAGTAGATTATTATGATGTAGCTACTAATGCTAGCGTAGTAAAAGCTAATGTGTATACTGTACGCGTGTATGATGCGTTTAAATACATGATTGCATTTATAACCGATGGCAGAGTAGGATTTGAAAGTACATTATTTAATGTTGGTGGTAAATGGGACGGATTAGCAATTACAACAGGAAAAAGAATCTATAGTGGATCAAAAGAAAATTGGCAACAATTTTCTATGCAAGATTTGTTTACAGAAGTAAGCAATTGCACTGAGCCATTATTAATGATCTTAGAGGACCCTTACACTAACCCCGTTATACGTATAGAGTCACTAGAGTACACTTACAGTAGCAATATCATTATGACTATTGATGATATTTACGAAGTCACTACAAGTGTTGAAACGGATCAAATATATACTAACGTTAAAGTTGGTACTGATATTTTAAATGATGATCAAGCTTTGCCATTTCCTGAACAAATTAATTTATTTGGTTTTAAAAAAGAAGAAGTTTATTTAGTTGGAGAATGCAATATAGATAATGATTTAGATCTTAATGGAACTTGGGTTAGAAGTAATAATGTTATTGAAGATATTATTTATTTAAATAGCGAAAATTATAATGAAAATATATTCTTTGTCGAAACAATAAGAACTAGCAATACAACTGGTAGAACAACAAATGAGAATATTTTCAACATATCACCAGCTGTATATTATTATAATACTGGATTGACAAATGATAATATTTTAGAAAGATATATTGGTAAATTTCCTAATAGTGTAGCTCAGTTAATTGGAGATACTCAAGATGGGTTATTTCAAGCTGTTGATTATAGTGGTACAATACCATATACTGTTAATGAATTCCAATTAGATTATGGCAACGAAGTATATGATTTTGGCAATGACTATGATGCTTTCACAAGCACTTTTACTGCGCCATTAGCCGGTATTTATTCTTTTAAAGCAAGCGTAAATTTTAATAATTTTACTTGGTCTGCTAGTAGTCAAAGTTTAGGTATTGAATTAATATTAAAATATTTTGATAGTGGCGGCAATCCTACATCTAATGTAGTGTTAGATACAAAATATGCAGATAATTTCCCTCCAATACCAACACCATACGCATATTTAGCTGGAACTAGAACTCAAAAAATGAACCAAGGTGATTACGTGCAAGTGTGGGTTAGATTATTTAATGTATTAAGTAGTTTTGTTAGTTTTGATAAAGTTTCACCTGGGACTTTTGTTTGTTATGACAATTCATTAGGTGGTGGAATTATAATCAATAAAGATCCTAAAAACTATCCAATATTATTACATGAATTTGAGTACCCATTAAATACAACACAATGGGAAAATATTATTAATAATCCATTAGGCAGAATTCAGTTTAAAATGAATAAACAACCATATAGGAATGCGTGGATTAAAGAAATAAAATACCAACATATTACTAAAATTGCAAAATTTAAGTTAATTACTTCATCAAATGCCGATTGAATATATTCCTAATCAACCAATAATATTTGAGCATCCTATTGGTTTGTATCCATGTTTAAATAACGATACAACAAAATATAATCAATTAGCTCAACCTGGTGATAAAATCTGCGTACAGTGGAAGTTAAAACCATGCGTTGAAGATACTTTTTGTGAACCAACAATGTATCGAGATGGTGGAACGCAAACTTTAGATACATGGATTGATGCTAGTGGAACTGGTGCGTGGATTAGTGGTGGTTATGATAACGCTGTATATAGCTATGGTAGTACTATCAACAACCCTGTTTTTACTAATGGAAATACAAACTATGTAGCTGGTAGAGGATATGCTTTTACTTTTACAATAGATTATATTACAGGCAATTTGCCATTGACAATAGAGTTTTTAAATTCAAATATAGGGCCGCAACAATTCACTCAAATAGGCACATATACTATTTATTTTATTCCTCTATACGTTACAAGCGCCGTATCTTTATATTTTGGAACATATGGTAATGATGTAGACAGCAGTAACCAGGTTATTATTTCAAACATGAGTTGTTTGCAATATACCGAATGCTGGTTTGATGATGTAACAGATTCTAAAGTTAGTTCATGGTCATATGATTATGAAAATAATAATGGTAAATTTTGTTCATTATATGATCCTGATCTTAATACAACAGCTGTAGGTGATTTAGTAAATAATAACGCGTATCAAAACGCTGGTCATTATTATCAAGTAGATATAGTTGTAAGTGATATGACTAGTGGAGGATTAGAAGTAGAATTAGGTGGAACATTATTAGGTACAATTACTTCTAATGGCCAATATTCTTTTTATGGAATTCCTATTAATGCTAGTTATGAATTAAGATTGAAGCAAATTGATGGGTTTGATGGGTGTGTAAGTAATGTAAACGTGCTTGATTTTGGCGATCCAACAACTAGATTTAATGTTTGGTTAGCTAAGTTAGACAACTCGATTGTTAGTGATACTGTTGTACCAACTTATGAAGCCGATAGAATTATATTTTGTGAATTATATGAAGATTTAAATATCAATATTGATTCTAGTTGTGAATTATTAAAGGTAGCATTATATGAAGAATGCGTTGATGATGTATACACTATAGAATATTCTGTAAATTATATTAGTTATAATTTGAATGGATGGGAATGCACTAAAGTTGTTGAAGCTTGGAATGATGGATTTGCTTTTGGATTTTATTTTGGACCAATACTTACTCCGGTATTTACTTTATATCAACGTTTACGTGTATTGCAATTTAATCCTAAATATTCTAATGAAGTAGAGGAATATTTATATAGTTCAGGTGGTAGAACTAGGACTTATGCTGAAAGTCAAAAATATCGCGATTGTTGGTTTGATTATGTTGACGAGTACACGCATGATTGTATTAGGACACAATTATTGTCTGATAAATTGTCAATTGATTCTTACTTTTTCTTTTACCGTACTGAAGAGTATGAACCCGAGTGGAACAATAATTTCAAATATAATTTAGCTCAAAGTAGAGTAGAACTAATACATGAGAATGCAATATTTGGATCTTATTGTGGTACGCAAAGCAACGCGCAGTGTCCTCCACAAATTGAAACAGTAAATACGTGTACGTTAACTACTTTAGCTTTAGATTTTTCATTAGAATTAAATAATCCATATATATGGACCGCGATGGATGCATTTTTAGACAACACTCCAATAGGTACTTATGATTTTACAGATGGAACATCTAGATTGCAATTTATGGGTGATTTAATAGCCCAATTAAATTTAAATTATGGTGGTTTCGCTAGTGGAACAATACAATTAGTAGGAACCTCGGTTATTGTTAATATTAGTAGTAATATTACGCCTGTATCTACAACTGCTCCATATATCATATGGTTTACTGATTACAATACAGCAAATAGTTTTGGAACATCAATGGCATATAGCCCATCATTCTCATGTTAAAAGGAATATTGACAATAGCGTTAAAGCATCCATTATATGGAAGATACGCTTATAATTTAGCATTAAGTATAAAAGGAGCTGATCCAAAACAAAAAATATGTGTATTAGCAGATAAAGAAGCTTTAGCACATTTGCATGAAGGACAAAAAATGATGTTCGATAAAATCATTTATGTAGATCAGTCATTATATACAAAAAATGATTTATTATTACCTTTATTAATTAAATATCATTTATATGATCTAACACCATATAGTGATGAAACATTATTTGTAGATGCTGATGTAATTTTTAGTGGACTATGTGACTTTAAAGAACTGTGGAGTTCATATAGAAAAGTAGATTGGACAATGGCAAATAGAGGTGCTAATGATCCAGATAAAGGTATCTCAGAATGGGTTGATAGTAATAAATTAAAAGAAGCTTATGATGATATTGAACAATGGATTGATTTAAGTAGCGAATGGATATATTTCAAACAAAATGAATTGTCAAAAAGCATATTTAATTACGCACTAGAATTTTATAATGAAGATAAATTACATACTAGACAATTCGCTGGAGATAAACCTGATGAACCATTTTTCAATTTAGCTTTAAATAAAGTAAAACATAAACCGCATAAATTACCATACCAACCAACGTACTGGCAACCTGCTGTAAGAAAAGTATTAAGTGCATTAGAGATAAAAAAGAATTATTACGCATTTAGCGCCGGTGGGAACCATTTACCACCTAATCAGCAAAAGATTTACGATGAATTTGCAAAAAACGCTGGATTTAGAACTAAAATGCAAGAGTTTAAAATTCCGCACAAAAGATCACAATTAAAAGAACGTACGCATATATAATAAACTACAATGCCTAAAGTTTCAGTAAAATTCTTAGAACCATATTTCGTTCAAGGTATACGTCATACTCATTATAAAGTAAGTGTTGAGAAATATGAAGAGTTAGAAATACACGCTGATGGAGAATATCCAACTAAATTAATTGATGAACGTAGACCAGCTGAATCAGATGAGATAAAAAATTATCGTAAGAAAATTTTTGTACCAAACACTAAGCCATATTTTACTAAAATTTTTAATAGTTTACAAAAGATTCGTAAAAGTCCTGATTGGATGGTAGTATTTAAAAATGAATTACCAAGTAAAATAGCAAAAGACGAATCACCTGAAAATTATATCAATAAAAAATTTCCAAAATATACAAGCATTACAAACTGGTTTTTCTCAGTTTGCTTTAAACAGTATTTAATTGATGCTAATGGAGTAGTATTTACTATGCCATTGGAAATGAAAACTGCAAGCAACGAGTTTTATAAACCATATCCAAAAATATTTTGTAGTGAGAATGTATTAGATTACGAGATTGGTAAATATTATATTCTTAAAGAAGAAGAGAACACTGTATACACAGAAAACAATCAAACATACTCTGATGGCGAATTAATTTATGTAATTCAAAGTGATATCATACAAACTTTTGAAAAACGTATATCTGGTATTTATGCTAAAGATACTTATGTAAATAAATTAAATTATATACCAGTAAGGCATTTGCATGGTGTTGTAGTTGAAGAGTACAATAAATGTGTATTGTACGAATCTCGTATTAGTGGTATTGTACCAAAATTTAATGAAGCAATTCGAGAGTACAGCGATTTGCAAGCAGAGATCGTGCAGCACATTCACTCTACAATGTGGGCTATACAACCACAACAATGCGGCAGGTGTAAAGGTGTAGGTGAAATACCCAAAGAAAACTCAGTGCCAGTTCAATGCCCTTCATGTAATGGTAAAGGATTAATGGCATTAAATCCATATGAGCATTTGATCTTAAGCGCTCCAAGACCTGGTGACAATTCAATTCCAACTCCACCAATTGGATATGTTACAAAGCAAACTGATATTGCTAAATTGCAAGAAGAGCGCATTAAGCAACATATTTATGATGCAATGAGTTCTATTAATATGGAATTTTTATCTGAGATACCTTTAGCTCAATCAGGTGTTGCTAAGCAAGTTGATAGAGAAGAATTATATAGCTTTGTACATTCAATTGCCGAGGATTGCGTACGTATTATTGATGATGTGTGCTATGATATATGTGCATGGAGGTATATGGATATTGAAAGTGATATTGATATGTTAGTGCCGTATATTCCAGTGCCTGAGCGATTTGATTTATTAAGTGGCAAAGTATTAATTGATGAATTAGCTTTAATGGTTCAAAGTAAAGTTGATCCTGCAATTATTAATGCTGCGCAAATTGAATTAGCTGGTAAAAAATTTAATGACAACAGAGTGAAAGATCTTGTTGTATTAAAGTTAAAATTAGATCCATTCGCTGGTGTGCCAGAAGAATCTATTAGCTTGCAAAAAACATTTGATGCTGTTAGTCAAAATGATTTAATCATACATAGCAACATCAATAAATTTGTAACTAGAGCTCTAGAGAACGTTAAAAATTTTAATGAAATGACTTACGAAGAGCAAATGGAAATTATGAATGAATATGCAGAAGAATTAATAAAACCTAAAGTTCAAAAAATGCCAGTAGAACCTGATGATCAAGATGATGATCAAGATGATGATGTAAATACTAATGGCAACTGATTCAAATAAAATAATTTCTGATATTGAGCAAATTATCGAATCTAAAGTCGATAAATGGGGCACCACTATGCCTAAAGTGGAGCAAGATATATTTAATGAATTAGCACAATTAGCTGGAGAATTAGAAGAAGTAAATGGAAAAATAAAACCTTCAGTAAAAAATATAAAAACAATAAGTAGGATTAAATCATTATTGCAAAAAGTAATTTTTAATGATGAATATAAAGATCAACTTGATGATGTAGTAAAAACAGTTAATGAAGTAACTAAACTACAGAATAAATATTTTACTAGTACTGTAGAAAAGTTTAAAGTACCTAAAGTAGCTAAAGAAGTACAACAGTTATCAATACAAACTATTGTTGATCAATTAGGCAAAAGTGGGATTGATACAAACATACTTACACCTATTAAAGATATTTTATTAAAAAATATTACTACTGGTGGAAGCAAAAAACAATTTTTAGAACAAGCTAAAGCGTATATTACTAAGACTGATGCAAGTGAAGGTAAATTAAGTAGATATACAAAGCAAATTGTAACTGATTCGTTAAATCAGTATACAGCTAATTATAATTCAATTTTAAGTGATGATTTAGGATTCGAGTGGTTTATATATAGTGGAACTAATAAAGATACTACACGTGAATTTTGTAAAGCTGTTACTGGTTGCAAAGATCTAAAATTTATACATAAATCGCAATTTAAAGATTTATTGGCAGGTAATATTTGTGGAGATACAATTCCATTAAATAAAAAGACTGATTTGCCAAATGGAATGATCGAAGGCACTAATGTTAGTAATTTTCAAACTAATCGTGGAGGATATAATTGCAATCACCAATTAACTGGTGTACCAACAGCAATAGTGCCTCAAGAATATATTGATAGAATAAATAATAAAAATAAAAAAGTAGAAACTCAAAAACTTTATTCTAATAATCCAAAAATTGTATCAATTGAACGAGATAAAACAGTATTAGAAGAAAACGGGCAAAATATAATATATAATGATTATATAGGTCCCGATGCAGAATTTAAAAATATTGTTGAGTTTGAAGAAAATAAACTTCCTAAAATTGTTGAAGAAAGAAACAAAACAATAGTTAATGAAAGTCAAAAACAAGCATTAAAAGCATATAAAACATTACAATATGACTTAATAAATTATATATTAGAAGATAATAAACAAAAATTATTAGGTAAAGATCCAATTAGATTAGAAAAGCTTAAAAATAATATTATAGAAATTAAAGCGCTATTTGAAAAAAATAAAATCACTGAAAACACGGTCTTCTATAGAGGGGCAGCTGTAAATTTGCCTGGTTTACAATGTGGAACTAAAAATAATATTATTGGAAATATAAACGGGATTGTTGCTACAATATTTAATGAGAATAAATTCAAATCAGTATCATACTCCTTTACAAAAGCTAGAGAATTTTTAGTTAATGCAATAAAAAGGCAATATTTTTATAAATCATTAAAAGATTGTAAGATCCCAGTTTTACTTAAAGTAATTGTTGAAAAAGGAAAAGATGGAATTTATTTAGATGCATTAGGTGAAAATGAAGGAGAATTTGAAATGCTTCTTAATAATAAAGATCAATATTATGTTTTAAGTGTAGAAAAAAAAGAATTAAATGTAGATAATAAAACGGTAGAATATTTATATATAACTGTAAAACTAACATAAGATGACAATTTTAGATAAATGGGAAAATACTGAATTTGATGTATCACAATGTGTAAATTGCAAACACAAAAACATAGGACAACCTACTTGTGAGGCATTTAAAGATGGAATTCCAATTGAAATTTTAAAAAATACAATCAAGCATAATAAACCAACGCCGTATCAAAAAAATGATATTGTATATGAAAAACTAGAAAACTAAATTATATTTGTATTATGGAACAAGAAATGCTAGAAGTAGTAAAAGATGGGAAAGTGTGGTTTGAATTCCCATCAGCAAATGAAATGAATGTGCGCGCAATGTTGATGAAAGACAATTTAGATCGCGTGTGTGAAATACGTAGAAAAAATATCAATATCAACGTTGTAAAAGAAAAAGTTACAAAACAAGAAAAAGTTATTGATTTAAACAAACAAAAAGAAACAAAGGAAAAACCATGACACTAGCAGAATTAATTCAAGAATTAGCAAATCGAGTTAATATTGACAATGACAATATTGATTTAAAAACATTAGTGATGAACCCTAATTTGTCGCAAATTAATATTAGCGATGAATTGTCAAATGAATTCCAATCAAAGTTGATGAGTGAAGATCAAGCGCGCATCAACCCTAATTTAAACACACATTTTAAAAAGCATTATATTGGAACTGCTTTAAAAACAGTTGATAGCAAAATTGCTGATTTAGTTAATGCTTTAGAGTTAGATGACAATTATCGTAGTCATTTTGATAACGAGCAAAATACTTATAATAAAATCGAAATGATTGCTCAATTAATTAAAGATAATAAATCAAATAATAATAAATCAAATAATAAACAAGATAGTGATTACGACAAACAATCATTATTGAATAAAATCAATGAACTTACAGAGCAATTGAATTGGGAAAAAGAGAGTCGCGATTATTATATTCAAGATATTAATAATGATTGGAAAAATAGGTTGAGTGAAAAAGAACTCAATAGCATTTTTTCACAATATAATTATGCAATGGATATTGATAAAGATATCGCTGTACAAACCGCAAGGACTTTAGTTGAAAAGAAACTAAAAGAAAAAGGTGGTATGTATACATTTGATGATCAATCAGGGTTTAAATTAGTAAACTACGAAACACCTGATTTGCCATTTACAATTGATAATAAGCAAATTGATTTTAAAAAGTTTGTTGATAACGTGCTTGCTGAAAATAAACTACTAAAAGTAAATACGCCAGCAGAGCATCAGCAAACAAATACACAAGCAACAATTAACGAATTGTCTGTATTAAAAGCAAATATGCCAGCACCTGCTGCTAGAACGCAAACTAGCAAAGCAATTTCTGATTTTATCGCTGGAAGTTAAATTAACTGATGCAAGAACTAATATACTAGGTCGCGAGACAACACTTTAAAAATTAGGGCTATTGCCAATACATTATTTCAAATTATTACACATTAAAAAAAATTAAATCATGGCAAATGGTTATTGCGAAGCCCTGTTACTTCATTTAGACAGTATTGCAGGGCAAAACTATCCGGGTCAAAAAGTAACAATTCCTGGATTTTTAAATATGTTAATGACTTCACCTGATCGTCCTTCAACTATTCAAGAAGGTTTTCAGAATGGTCATTACCGCACGGTCAATGTAAAATACATGCCGCGGACAACGATTAGTCAAGTTTCAACTGCTGATACTTGTGCTGTTGATGTGATTCCAATTTATAAAGAAACTAGTGTTGCAGTAAACAACATCGTTCAAACTGGTGTATGGATTACTGATGATGTAATTCGACAGTATTGCGAAGAAGCTAGTGCAACTGTTGCTGTTGGTCAACCTGCTACGCAGATGATGAACGAGCACTTACGTGGCATTTTAAATGCTATGAATGGTATCTATCAAAAGATGGAAAACGTGTTAACTACGTCAATGGCAAGTAACTTTGGTAAACACAAGGCTACTGGCACTGCAACTGCTGTTACAGTGAACATCGAGCAAGATGGAACATTGAATGATCTTGGCACTGGTATGACTAAGTTGTTAATGGATGCTGAAGCTAACGAATTTTGCGGTACGCCGTATTTCGTTGGAGCACTCGGTTCATTAATGCACGCGTACTCTATTCAAAAGCAGCGCGCTGGTTTGGCTACTGGTTTAGGATATAATCCACAAGCTTTAGCTAGCGACTTCCAATTCTTTGCTTCTGGTCAGACTGCGTCTACATGGGGAGCTCAACACGTTGGTATGTTCGCGCCAGGTTCAGTTCATTTGATCGAGCGTTTAGATAATGTTGGAAGCTTTGCTGGTCAACGTGGATCTTCATTCTTCACTACAATTACAGATCCTCGCACTCAATGCTGGACTCCAAATGGAATTGGTAACATCCAATTTGATTTGCAAGTGAAGTACATTGATTGTCCTGAAGATTTAGGTTCTAATATTACTAACGGTTATATTAGCGAATCAAGCATTACTGGAGCACGTGGTACCTTGCTTTTAATTAAAAAGCGTTATGGTTTATTCACTACACCAACTGATGCTTATGATGGAGCTGATGTTATGGCTGGTAGCAATGGAGCTCTTCGTTACACAATGACAAATTCTTAATTAATTATTTAATGAATTGTTTAAATAATTATATTGGTCTAAGAGGGTGCGGGAGTACCGCGCCCTCCTCTGGGCTTTATATAAACGATTTGCCTGGTATTTCTATAAAACAATTAGTTGCTTTAACTAACGAAGAAGAGGCAACATACATTGATTTGTGGAATATGATACAACGAAGATCTGAACAAAGATTTAGTTTAGATGTTCGCGAGCAAATGACTAAAAGCTATAGGATAAAAAATTTATTGCAATCAATTAACTTAGGTAATAATATTCAAGCGCCTATTGTTAATTCTACATCTGCTGATTATTTAGGATTTACAATTGAAATGGTAGAAGATGTAGATTATGAATATGTACCAAGTCCTTTGGCATCTATTCATGTTCAAGAATTGAGATATTACGCAACAGAGATTGTTTTCAATCCAACAATTGATATTAAAATATTTGATTTGTTTACTAATGAGGAGTTGTTCTCGTACACACTTACTAAGCAATTAGGGTGGAACACAATCCCTGTCAATAAAACATTTCATAATAATTACGCGGTGAATTCTTGGAGTGTTTATTGTTGTTATGACGCTGCAAACGAAGGATCTTACGCTCCATTAGATATTCCATTATACCATAGCACACCTACGTGTTGTGATGTGCGTTTACGTGGTGGTATTAATATCTCAAATAATTATACATATACTAGTGATACATATGGCTTAAGCGGCCAGTTTAGTATTGTTTGTAATTGGGATTCTATTGTTTGTCAGAATAAAACCATATTTGCAAGAGCTTATTGGTATTTATTAGGCATTGAATTAATTACTGAACAATTATATAGTAATAAATTAAATCGATTTACGACAATTGATTTAAATAGAGCTAATGAACTCAGGAAAGAATATCAAATTGAGTACATGAAGTCATTAGAACAAATTGCTTATGGATTTAAACTAGATTGTGATTGTTGTTTAGAATGTAGTGGTGCAGTGCAAGTAAGAGAATCAAACCAATTTTATTAAGAACCATGTGTGGCTGTAAAGGTAAACCTCGCGGAGGTAAAAAATGATTAAAACAGAAATTGATTTAAGTCAATTAGATCAATTAAAAAATAAAATTCTATCATTTGAAGAGAATGATACATTGCTTCGTACTGTTTCATTTGGCATATATGCTTTAATGAAAACACGGATACATGATAGTGGTATTAAAAGTGATGGCACAAATATTGGTACATATAGTCCTGGGTATTTAGATTGGAGGTTAAAAAATAATTATGCAGCTCAAGGAAATACTGTTAAATTATTTTTGACAGGACAAATGCAAAATGATTTTAGTGTAGGAAAGTATGATAAAACATCATATGCAATAGGCTTTCAAAATAAAATTAATTATGATAAAAGCATAAATGCTGAAGATGGCCAACAACCGCATTCTGTAAAAGCACATACAAGAAAAATTAAGAACCCCAAACCTGGCGGTAAAAATACAGTTGCAGTAAGATCATATCAATCAAAAGGTTGGAGTGGATATGGAAAAATATATGATTTAACTGATGATGAAAAAAAAGCATTGAATAAAATTGTTACAAGCTTTTTAGATAATTTATTTAATAGTAAATAATGCCGTATATAAATCAAATAGTAGATATTATCAATACAACGTTATCTGCAGGTAAACTGAAAGATGATAAACGGTTTGTAAAAATGTTGCATGGTCTTAGCGAATTATTAGTAGCTAATCAAAAAGACAATGTACAAAATACAATTCCAGTGTTAATTGATTTAAATGGCGGAGTAATTTTTTCTGGATTTAATGATATATATAGTATTATAATTTATCATAGGTGCATTGGCACAAATATAGTGCAACCACCAGTAGCTTTTGGAGATGGTAATAATACTGCTAGAGAAGAAGCTAGTATGCGTATGATTGTTTACGCTGATAGATATACAACTAGAATGCAACCACAACAATTATCTTTTTATTTGTCGAGTGGATTGCAACAGCAATTAACACAATCTCAAATTACAAATTTTGATGGATTATATGGTGCAACAATTGAAGTGAATTCAACTTCATATGATTCATTAGCACTATATTCTCAAGAATATAGATTGGATCAAAGTACATTTAAACTTGGTCCTAATGATATGTATTTTAGTATTGATTATAAAATAACAACGGATTATGACGTTACTTGCATCAGTGATTGTCCTAACTGTTAAAATAAAAACGCAATGAGTGTATACTATCCAGCGAGTAATTGTGGTGGAGGAGCGATCCCACAATATACTTGCAATCCTTGTCCGACTTATGAATATTCACGAATTCGCTCTGTTGCTTATGTAAAAAACACATTTAGTTTTACTGATCCATCTGATCCAACAGAATGGAATTCAGGTTTAGCTAGTGGTGATATCATTGTACTTTGGGCTACTAGTGGTCAGTATGATGGTGGTACTATTGAGGAGTTAGTAGGTTTTGGTGATGCTGAAACCGTAAACGGCGGTATCACACACGTGCTGACTTACAAAGATCCTAACACTACTGCTAACTGTGATTTTTATAATGCAATTAAAGATAGTACTGATTATACTATTTATTTCAGGACTAGTTCTAAGATTTGGGAAGCAGGCGCACCAGTAACTATTACGCCAAAAATGCCTGTTGCTGAAGATTTGAAAGCCGTACTGACGTATGAAGTAACATTGAAATGGCAAAACTCTAATTTGCCTTGTCCTTACGACGTACCAGATGGTATTTTTAATCAGTGCTATATTCCTATTGTTGCATAATAATATTGCACAATAAATAATTTATAAAGGGGGACTTAGGTCCCCTTTTTTTTATAATATATTTGTATGTATTAATGCACACAAAACAATTACATATTAAAATGCAATCTTTCAATGGCTTCTTTAGTAGCTGTTTATTTATAGTATTAGCTCATGTTAGTTCTTTATTAGTAGTATATGAGAGTAGTGTCATACTTCAAAACGCAAGTTACACTATGGCTATTTTGGTTGCATTGGATACATTAACTGGCAATCCTATTAAGAACACATTTAAAAAAATTTGTAAATCATTCTATGATAAAAAGCGTTGATTTAATAAAGTTGTACGGCGACCCAAGTATTGATACAATTAAATGGGAACGTAAAAATATGGTAGTATGGCAAGTGCCAAGTTTTATTACCGAATACATCGAATGTTTACCTAAAAAAATGTATGTTCATTATACATTTCAAGATACATTGCATGATTGGTTTGAACATCTACTAAGCAATGGATTATATAAAGAGATAAAAACGTATGATGGGTGTTGGAACGTCCGCAAAAAAAGAGGACTATCAACATTAAGTATACATGCTTTTGGTATGGCTGTTGATTTAAATGCGTCTCATAATCCATTAGGATTAAATCGAGATCAATGTATTGCAAAAGGTTTGAAGCCTTTTTCAAATAAATTTATTGATGCTAGTAGGAAATACCTTGACTGTGGTGCTGATTGGCAAACTAGGCCGGATCTTATGCACTTTCAAATAAAAAAGGGTAATTAATTAAAACTACCCTTTTTACACACAATGGAAACACAATAAAGAAAACAACATTACAAATATATACATACTACTATGAAATTAAAAAACTATTGGGAACCTACGCCAAAATTCGCGCGCGCGTTTGGTGATGCGTTATTATCTATTGGTGCACTGTGCACAACGTATAATATTGTTACTGATGACAAATATGTAGCAATGTTTTGTTTGGCATGTGGTGTGATTGGAAAGTTTATGACGAATTTTTTCACGCATGAAGATATTTAGTCAAAATAACGAACAGGATATAATTGTAAATTATTTTAAAGGATTCACTGGGAAGTTTTTAGATCTTGGTGCGTATGATGGTGTAACTTTTAGCAATACGTATGCTCTTGCTTTAAGTGGTTGGCGTGGTGTTGCTGTTGAAGGTTCGCCAAGCGTATTTATTGATCTAAAAAAAAATGTAAAAGGTTTGCCAATTGAACTTTGCCAAGTTGTTATTACTCATTCAAAAGAAGACTTAGTTACATGGCATGATAATAATCAAGCAACTGCTACTTATGTAGAGGCTAATGTGGTTAAATGGCAGCGTGAAACACCATTTAGTACAATGACTATTATGACTTGTAAAGTTGATAGATTAATTGAATTATATGGTACAGCATTTGATTTTGTAAATATTGATATTGAAGGTGGTTCTGTTGATATATTTAAGACACTTATTAAATTAATGCCTAGTGTCAAATTATGGTGTGTCGAGCATGATAATAGAATAAATGAGATAAAAAATGCATTACCAAAGGCTAAAATTTTGCTTTATAATGCAGAAAATGTGATTTTGGCAACAAATTAATAGAAAATTATCTAATTGAGAATCAATCAGTTAGGTTATTTTTTTCATTTTTTTTATATAAAGTTATAAAGTAATAAAATTGTTGGTATATTTACATCATCAAACAACAACAATCAAAATCAAACAAAATGGAAAATCAAAAAAATCAAATCGTTGGTTGGGCAGTAGTTTACGTTGTATCACGTCAAGGGAAATTATTTGCAAACCTAAAAAATGAAACCATTGCAGCATTTCATTCGCAGGTTGATGCAATACAATATTGCGATTCGTGTAACATTACTGGATATTTGGATGAATTACACACCGGATATCGTGTTTATCCAATGCATTGGATTCCAAAAGGCATTACATTAAAATAAACAAACAACAAGCTAACAAACTAAAAATTACCTAAAACAAGTAAAAAATGGAAAACAACACAAACAAAGAAGTAATTACATTCGAACTACACCGAACAGATATCCACGGGCTTGCATATTATAGAGTTTATGTAAACGGCAAGCGTGTTATGAAGGGCAAGCGCAACCAACCTAAGACGTATGGAAATAATTTCTTGATTGGTAGCGTAAAAAACGAAGAGGGCGCACTAAGGCAGTACCTGTCTATATGGAAGGCTGTCACTTGGTATTAATTCTAAAAACACTAACCCAATAAAACACAAACACAATGGAAAACAGCACAAACAACCTCACACAGTACATTGGATCATTTGTAAATCGTTACGGATACAGTGATATCGACCCAGTAGGACAAATAGTAGGTATTAAAGGCAAAACAACGCTTATTATTAGAAGGGTTGAAGCTGGGAAAAATAAAACTAAGATGGAATTTATACCAGGTGGTTTTTCGGCAACATGTGTAAATCAATACGAGCAAGAGTATGATTTTGAAATTCTTGACTACACATTTGAAATGCGTTACTCAAAGCAATTTTTGAAGCAATATAGAATTGATTCTAAACCAGTAAAATATTACGATTATAATTTCTAAACAAAAAATGGGGAGCAGCATCCTACACTGCAATTTTACACTAACTCACTAAAACAACCAAAACACAATGGAACAGCAATTCATTAGCCCAATTAAAATGCTACACGACACGAACCCCGAAACCCTGCATGACTGCATTAGAGGAATGCAAAAGCTGCGGGAAGCAATAGAGTGTTTTAATGCAATCGAATTTAATGCAAGCCACTACGCAAACTTTGAAACGTTCTGTAAAGCAAAAGCCGAACGAAAACAAATGCTGACGAACCTATTCCAAGTGTTCGATTATTTTATGTTAGTAGCAAGCAAGCATTGAATTATAAAAATACAACCAACAAAAAACACAAATACACAATGGAAACAATTATCAATAATCAAAAAATAGAATCAGCAATTGAATTATTTGGTGCCGATATTGTTCATCAAGTAATTACATTAGTCAGTGTATCTGATGCTGATGGTGTATGGTCATTATATGATGATATGGGAATGTATGATCATATGCAATGTGTAGAATATATTTATTTTGAACTCTAAAAACAATAACAATAAAACAACACAACAATGAAAACAAAATTGACCTTAGATGATCTCGCTTCGCACGCAATTGGTTCATCACGCCGAAATGTATTTCAATTAAAAAACAAGCAATTATATTGTAGCTTGCCAATATTCAAACAAATCCAAAGCGATTTAAAAGCCAAAGGTTTGTTCTTACAAGAAGATCTACCTGTTGTATTATTTCATATCAATAACCAATTTGTTATAATGCCATTTAATTCTATAAATGACGTACCACATCAATTAAAACCATTTATACGTTATTGGAAACAGGTTATGACAAGCAACCGTGATGGCAGTAAATATTTGACAGCATATCGCATTCAATGTAATGAGTTCTTTAAAAGTTCTAATGACGAATATCAATTAATTGCCGAAATTGGTGTTATTAGTAATATGACAAGTGTTATTTGTGAAATGAAAAAACTGAAATAACGATGAACATATTCTATGTAGATGAAAGCCCAATTGTTGCTGCACAATCTTTATGCGATAAACATGTTTGCAAAATGATAGTTGAAAGTGCTCAAATGCTATCAACAGCACATATTGTAAATAATTCTCCAGCACCGTATAAAGCAGCATATGTAAATCACCCGTGTAATATTTGGGTTCGGCAATCAAAATATCATTACTATTGGTTATTGTCACATACAGTTGTTCTAATTCAACAATATAATATAAGATATAATAAACAACATAAAACATCAATTGCATTACAACAACTATATAAAGCACCTATTAATTTATCAAATAATGTATTTGTGGCTCCTCCACAATGCATGCCTGATCAATTCAAGGACACTAATACAGTTACTGCTTATAGGAAATATTATATCAATGACAAAGTTGCAATCAAGGGTCTTAAATGGTCACGTGGCATAGATCCTCCACAATGGCTATACGACCAGCAATTGTTAATAACTTGTTAACAAAATAAATATATAATATTTTTAATTTATAAAGCAATAAAGTATTATTGCATCACACTAGATCTAAAAACCGATAAAAATGATAGCAGTAGATATTAACTCAAGAAAAGTAGCAATTGAATTAACTGGATATTTAGAAGCTATGATTGAAGATGCTATTTATAATAACAACAAAAAATTAGCCATTGAATTATTAGAAATTTTAATTGCAGCGTATACAAATAATTGCTGGAGTTCTGAAACTAAATTATGGCGACAAAAATATATCTACAAATATAAATTATATAAAAGCGAATATGAAACAACATGAACTGAAATTAATTAAGCGAGAACTACAATTTGGAGACATCAGTACTATTGCTCGTGAATGCAAAGTAAGCACAATGACAGTACATAATGCATTAAATGGAGTAGCTATTACAGACACAGCTAAACTAATAATTGAACACGCGAAAACAATCATACAACAACGCAAAAATAGGATCATAGAACTTGAAATAAAGAAAATAAAGAAAACAAAACAACCAAAACACAATGATGACCAAACTAATATTTAGCAACATAGACACGTGGATGTATATGTGGCACTTAAAACAACTACCTGACGAAGCGCTACAACTAATGGTTCTTAAATCAGGCAAAATGGTAATGGTTCTTGATATAATAAAACTAGAATTATGGATGCAACACAACAATTAAAACATCACACAGAATATTTCTGGCAAAGCGATTGTTTAGA